GTACGTCTTCTGATTCTTCCTGTGTCTTCTCAACACCAACTTGAGGAACTAATCCTGTTTCTGGAGTAACATACTGTGGGTTGATGGTAAGTTTTTCATCAATCTCTTCTTGTGTCCAAAGACTTCTGACGTAAAATACTCTAGGACCACCAGTACCGCCAAAGACATCTTCACTAAATCCAATATGTCCATGATCAACAGCACCTTGTGGTATACCTTCTGTTGTAGTACCAAAGTCTACATCTGGATTAGGTGCAGATGCTGTAATAAGATCATAATCTTCAGTACTGAAGAGATTAACAGAATCTTGACTCTGATGGAATGTTGCAGTCTCGACTGCACCACCTAGTGAGAATAAAGAACCAGAACCTAACCAAGAATTAGTTTTTCTTTTACCAGCAATATCAAGGCGCTGAACTCCCGTAGGGTAGTTTGGCGTATTTAAGAAATTCTGACGATTTATATAATATGGGAGACTAGGATTAAAGACGGAATTCCAATCAATTGCTCTTCTGTTGTATAGGAATGATCTTCCAAGACGAGGTTGCTTAGGTCTAGCAGTGTGGATATAATATGGTGGTACTGCTGGTTGACCAGAGTATGTGTTTTGACTGGGCGGTACAAAGTCTTGAATAAGCTGCCCTGGGAAATCAGCTGATTCACCTTGTGCCTCAAAACCAGTTGATTCAGCAACTGTACCTGTTACAGCAAAGAGTCCAGAACCTGTTTGTCCGAATGTTGGTTTATATCTTTCAGATACTTCACCACCAATTATATGACTAAATCCAGAACCAACCCATTCATACCTATTGATAGGCATATCAGGGATTCCTGTAGCAGTAGTTCTAGTTTGGTAACGTAAACCAGTTTCTTTACGCTCACCTAATGTAAACTTACCTCTAGCTGCTTCTACTGTTTGTATATCATGAACAGTTCTGCGTCTCTGTCCAAATACTATGGAACCGTAATCTTCCTCTCCCTCGCTGAAAGGTTCTGTAATGCTGCCGCCATCTGGAGTCGGAAAATAAAGAGCTTGACCCAGAATTGCTTTTTGGTTTTGTAGATAACCCTCATGTAAGGGTTCTATAGTTCCATAATCATCATCTGATAATAGTAGATCAGAATCGGTATTATAAGATGCGTTAAATGTTTCTACCGCCGCACCATCAAATGTTGCTCCACCTGAACCCAACCAGAATGCGGAACTGCGTTCCATACCATCAGATATCTCGAATATGGTTCCTGAACCAATCCATATACGTTTGAGTGACTGCCCAGCGACACCAGACGCTGCGATATTACCAGAACCAAGATAACTCGTCCTAGCAAACGCTTCGTTCGTTGTAGAGGTCATAGACGCAACAGCGCCCATAGGTGAAATACTTTGATTTACAATCTCTCCTCTATCTCCATCAATATCACTTTCTGCTAAGAGAGGAGTATTTGTTAATAAATTTGTTGGTGTTGCCGTAAGACTTCCGTAATCTGCTGTAGTTCCAGACGCAGAAATTTCACCTAAGTTTTCTGTCTCAAACGTTAGGTCTAGATCTGTATTCGTATCAGCATATACGTAGTTCGCCATACAGTATCAAAAAAATAGGGGGACTATAAACAAGTCCCCCACTGAATTTATGATATAAAGAAAAGTCAAATATCAGTCGAGACTGATGTTTAGAGTAACTTTAATTTGGTCACCGTTGTTTTGAATTGGGTATGGACCATTTGTAAATCTTTCAGCGAACATGATGCTGCTGTAAAGAGTTAGGTTACCAGTTCCATCAAGAGAAGGTGTAGTCTCAAATGTAGTACTTGAAGGAGTACTAAAGATAGTGTATGTATTTTCTGTAGATGTAGTATTAGAAGAACCACGAGCGATGTAAATTACATCTCCTGCTTGCAAGTCATGTGCTGCAGTTGTAGTAACTACTGTATAATCTAGAGTGATTGAAGGGTCAGTCGCTGCCTGAATGTTATCAGTAAGAAGAACAGCAACGTTACTTGAATCACAGAGATAGATTCTACGAGTTGAACGATCAATACCACCAACTTTTGTACCTGCTGGAACAGCACTGTTACCACCAACTACTTGACCAAGAGTAACATTGTCCATAATAGATGCAGTGTTAGGCAAGGTGATGTAGTCTTGTCCGATAACACCGATACATGGATCAGAGTTAGAACCCTTGTTAAGAGAAGCAGCAGCAGCACCAGAAGCAGCATCAACAACACCATGTATTGCAACAGGCATGTTGTTTGCTCTTACAATGTAGTAACCATAGATATTACCAGCGGCACTAGTGAAGGTAAATGTTTGCTCAGGATATGTAGCAGTAGTTACAACGTTAGCAGAAGAGTCTTGGTTAATTTTCCAGCGAGCACCGTTTAGGAGAATACCATAAGCATTTGTGTAGTCGTAGCGAGCTTCAGTTCTGTTATTGGTTGCTGTAGGGTAACCAGTAGATCCTGCAGTACCATATGTGTTAGTATTACCATTAGCGTATGGTTCATAGTATGCAGTAGTTGAAGGAACATCGCCTTCAGCTGGTGTTGTGTCGCTGCTATACAGCTTAAGAATCAGGTCACGAGGGGCATTATCCTCACGATCAAGAACGTGATTGTTGTTATTAATTAGATAACGAAGCGACTCAAGTTCGCCAATATTAGGTACTAGCAGTGCCATTTAACTTAACTCCAATGTTTGTGTTGTGCTTGCTTACGTTTATTTATAAATCTTTCAACCGTAAATTATTTATCATAACAAGACTTTCAGACCAAGCATAAATCTTCTGATGCTCGTCACGCCTTGTACTTTGAATCTGAGGATATCTCCTGCAACCAAAGTTTTGTCCCACTGAGTGAGATTATCGTTAGTTCCTTTTAAATTTCCTCCAGCAATAGTAGGAAAGTCTGTACCACAAATGGAAGAAAATCCAGTTGGATAATCAGTAAAACTACATTTCTCAATATCTACCCTGAGAAATCCATTTACATCACCAACGATAGTCCATGTATCAATTTGTCCTGTAACATCTATGGTTAATTCACCTTTGGTACCAGCACCCATATCGAAAGATCCACTACTATGAACAAAATTAATTGTTCTTGTTAGGTCTGCAGTTGTTGCTAAGGCAACAATAAAAACCTTATCTCCTACGGAAGGAGGAGTAGTAAAAGCGATTTGATTGTTGGTTACAGCATAGTCAACACCTGGATGTTGGACTGCACCGTTTACAGAAACAATGATTTGACTTGAGTCAGTTGGAACATATGCCTCGTTATTACTTGTTAAATTAAAAACAGTTTGAGAATTGTTAAACTGACTTGTAAAGTCATCCAGAACAATATTATTATTCTGAAGATACTTTGCAGGTATATCATAAGTAACCCCCACCGCATATTTTTTCTGCGCTGGAGTAATTACATTGTAATTAGAATTCTGTACACTAACGTTATACGTAGGCATCAGGATACTCCTGGGGTTATCTCTATTATACCTTCAATAACTCTTGACTTGGTTCCAGATGGAGCAGTCAAAAGAATATCATAAACATATCTTCGGGCTTCTAATGCTGCTGTTGTTGCATTTGCTAAAGATATTGATAAAGCACCATTATATCTATCTGGGTAATCGACAACAAAGTCGGTTGCAGTAGATGATGAGTAACTTCTCTTTAACTTTGCAACAGCGGTATATCCAGTAAGATTCAAAGGAGTAGTGTTCGCTTCGTTCTGGATATTGAACGTTGCAGAGAAATCTGTCCCCTTCTCACAAATCAAATTAATTGGTATTGCCGCCATCAGCCTAAAATAAAACCCCTCACTATTTAGCGAGGGGAATGTTCAATCACTCAACGCTACTTGGCGCTTCCCCTTCTGGAGGATGTTCGTGATCTTTATTTTGCTCTTCTAGTAGACCTAGAGTTTCTAGACCACCTACTAGTTTTGTACGATACTCATTGAGTCGTACTAGTTCTTCTTTCACTTTTGTGATTTTCGCATCAGCGTCTTTGAGTTGCGCTTCAAATTCGCCTTTTAGTTTTGCTGTATCTGTGCAGGACATAATAATTCATGAATTGTCTGACTTATTTATTATAGCACGTAAAAGCGATCTTAGCTCAGTTATTTCAGTTTTTAAACTTTGAAGTTCATTCTCCTGTAATTCCTGTCTAACTCTGGATGCTCTTATTTGTTCAAATGCTTTTTTATCTTTATTAATAATAGCATTTGTTGATGGATCTCTATACAGACCATCTTCACCTTCAACCTGATACATTAGAAACTCGCCACCGCTCTGAGGTCTTGTACCTTGGGTACGTATGCAGGATTATCAGACTCCATAATAATTTTCACTGCAAATGATGTAAACTCTGGTAGATTACTTACACTGAATGGTAGTTCTTGATAAGAATCTTGTTTCTCAAAGAGACCTGAGATCTCATTTTCTGCAGACGCTTCAATATCAATATCTGGTACACCAGTAATATTAAAGAATGCCCACTCAATATCATCAAAGTTTTGTTCACTAGAAGATTCTTTAATCTTATAAAGAACTTTAATATTAGAAACTTCTCTAATATTTGCTGTTAATTTAACATCAATAGTTGTCCCTGGATTTTCTAGAGATATTTCTTTTGATACGTACTTAGAGATACCAGATGTATTCTTAGATCTGTTTTCAGGAACATATTCAACACCAGCAGTGTAACCAACCTTTTTAATAATCCACCAATCATTTGTATTTGATGCTTGGTTAACATACTGAACTGCATCTCCAACACGGAAAATATCAGGCACCTGACTTCCAGGTGTTGCATTTCTAGTAAATGCAGAACCACCTGTTACAGCAGCAGTAAAGTTTCCATCAATTGCTTCTTTATCATTGAATACAGTTAGTACTTGAGACTGTGCATCCCAGTCAACAATGTTACCACTAATTTTATCAAGATATAATTCATCATCAGCAATAGAAGAACTTTGTGATAAGTTATATGCATTCAATGTAGTATTAATACTAAAGTCTGGTTTTATTTCAGTTGCTCCAGAGTTTGTAATTGAAACACCAGTTAGACCAGTCTGAGAAGAAAAAGTTAATGCCTCAGATGCTTTAAACTGTCCACTATTCCTTAACTGTACAGTCACAGTATTGGTAGATGCATCCCATGCTAGAACTTTACCACTACCACCTTTCAATCCAGCAACTTCAGATGTATTTGTATTTGTTGTAGAATCAATTGTTTGACCTAGGTCTATATCAGTACCACTGTTACCAGTAATAGCAAACTGATATATCTTAAAGAACTCTAGAAGTTGGTTCTGTCTACCATATCTCTTTTCAGTTCCTTTAGGAGATTCAATTCTATTACTAATAGTTTTTACAGAACTAGTTCTTAGATCAATAACTGGAGATAAATTAGATACCTCAGATGATAGATCTAGTTTGTATTCTAATGAACTAGATAGACCATTATAAAGTTCATTAACACGAGAAGCAATTAGTTTTTGATTAATAAAGAAATGCTCTTGTTTGATAAAAGTTTTTTCGTATCCAGTCTGTGAATATGAACTATAATTTACAGGTCCATTATCAATTGGAATAACATTAGTTGTTTTTACAGAAGAGTCAATTTTAGTTTCTTTAAATGAGAGGTAACCAATATCAGCATATAGTTTTTCAAATTTTCTGTTGTTAGAAATTAAACCTACAGCACCACCACCAATATCGTTAGAACTTGCTTCTGTAGGTGATACAATATTAAAACTATCAACACCAACGTTTTCTACTTGGAATAGATTAGTATTAATTGTAGATCCTGCAACACCACCAGTAGATCCTACACCTTTGAAGAACACATAAGAACTACCACCCTCTTCAAAACCATGATCTCTGTGATGAACACGTACATACTTATTATTACCTCTAAACTTCTTCAATGTAGCACTACTAAATGCTTCACTACTTGTAGAAATAGGATCGAGGGACATTGTTTCAAATCCAAGTTGCTCATTTGTTAATAGAACACTAGCAGTTCTAGAATTATCAAACTCTGCACGCATAAGAGTAAACTTAATATCTTCTCTAAGATCTTCTGTCCAACTTTCTACATTTTGAGATCTGAATACAGATCCAAGACCAGATATAGGAGTAACAGTTCCAGATCCAGAAGATGCACCAACTTCAGATGCCCAAACTTCATACTCAGTAGAATCAGTCTCTACAACAAACGCATACTCAGCATCATTTTGTAAATATACTGGATATTCAAATTTGAACATAGTTCCTACACTTCCCTGTATATCTGTAGAAAGATTTGTAGCGATACCCATAGTTACACCAGGAGTATCCATATCAACAACACTTTGAATAGCAGCACCTGCGTTTCCTGATCCAGTACCATTGATTACAATAGATGGAGCACTAGTATATCCAGAACCAGAAATTGATACCTCTGAATTATAAATCTTACCACCAGAAACACCTAGACTACCAGTAGCAGTTGTACCACCTGGTAATTGAGGACTCTCAATAACCATTGAAGCAGTATCATAATTTGTACCAGTTGCTAGAACTTTAAGATCAACCAACTTACCAGAATCCTTAGCAATGGTAAGAGAAACAGTAGTATTGTTTGTATTATTTGCTAAAGTCAAAGATGGTACAGTCAGTGTTTCACCAGCACTAAATGACTGACCATTATTATTAGAAAGAACTAATGTATAAACCTGATCTGCAGAAAGAGGAATCTTATCTGCTGATCCTGGTAGTACTTCTGTACCAGTCCTATCAAATACTTTATAAACAGGACCAGATGCACCAGAAATAGATCCGATAACAGTTTCTGCAATCTCGATAGATGCATCTTGAGAAATGAATACTTTTAGTTTAGTCTCAGGAGCAATAGTAGTTTCAGTACCAGGGATGATTGATTTGCCTGGTTTTCCACTAGCAGTGTTTGTTAGATATGTTCTGACTGGAACTTTAAGATCTTTCTTATTAAAGAAGAGTTTGATACCAGTTACAAAACATCCACCTTCCAAGTTCTCAACTTTGAATGTTTGAGTTAAAGGAGAAGGTTTTTTACTTGATCCAGTGTCTGTATCAACAATCTGTCTTCCCTCGTTTGTTTTAAGATTTGCAGGGAGAGTAGAAGTAACTGTAGATGTACTTGTAGGAAGGACTCCCGTCGGGTAATATTTGACTTCGGTAAATGTTTCGACATTCTCCTTAGGTTGGTCAGTTGAACTAGATGTAAATCTAATGGTTTTTTCACCGACAGTGAACTGCAGTTGTTCTGCATTTGTGTCGTATTGTGTATTGTAGATATAATTATTCCAAGTGCTACCCTGAACTGGTGGGTAACCATTCGGAATTAAAATTAATCCACTAGCATTACCAGCATCATCTGTGGTAATAGCAGAACCAAATGTAGATAGAGAGTTACCAGGAACTCCACTATATCTAAGGTCAGGGTTGGTCCATCTAGAAATATCTCTTCCCTCAAGGAAAGGATAGATTCTAGTATTAGGTTTCATTCGACGAATATTAAACCTAACTGCCTTAGACCTAGCAAATTGTTGTAGTGAACTAGCAATAGCAGTTTCACCAATTACTTTTGTTTGTATACCTTTACCAGTTTCATTGTTTTGAGGACTAATATTAGAAGAACTTCCTACGTTAGCAATTTGCACAGAAGAAGTAACTGCATCAGAGTTGATTTCTGATAGAGAATTAATATTAAAGAAGTTTTGATCAGATCCTACCCAGTTAACAGCATAAGAATTATAGATGCTAGAATACGCTTCTCTTACATTACTTTTAGCTAAGAAGATTGTATAGAGTTGTGTATTATTATCTGTAATTAAAGGAGCATCAGTATTTTCATACCAAGAATCAACAGGTGCGTCTAGAGATGCATCACCCACGTATTGAATAACAACAAATGGGTTTGGATTAATTTTCTTAGTTGCAAATGGGTTTTCAAGAAGAGATAGCTCACTGTAAGGTAGAGTTATAACATCACCATTTCTAACATAACCTGCTACTACTCTTTCATCTTCTTTAGTATTAACTTCTGATAGATCAACACTATCTTCTCTTGCCTGTGATCTTAATACAGACTGTTTAGTATCAATAGCACATCTATAGTCAATAGAACTTACTTTACCGACTTTATGAGTTTCAAAATTATCTACAACAAAACCACTCTTAAATCTTTCAAATCCACTAGCATCTTTGATTTGCATATTCAACGCTTGCTGTTCTAAAACACTAAGAAGAGTATAGTATTCAAGTCTTTCTACACGTTTCTCTAGTTTGCCGATATCACGCATTGTGTAACGTTTGTTATCAACAGGGATAGTACGAACATCCTTACTAGTAGTTGTGTATGCAGGGATATAAAGATATGCGAGTGCGATTGCATCATCTACCAATTCTGGTTTAGATGGATTGAGTGAGGAGTTACCTTCTTTAATTAAGAAATCTCCTTTCTTGTTTAAGAATAGACCATCAATCCTATCTAAGTATTGACTTTGATAGAATGAAATTGTATATGGTAGATTTGCATCTGCTGCTGGACATGCTGTTACAACACCACCTTCTCCAGTAAATTCATTAAAGATATTTCTAGCAAAATTAGATTGATCTTGGAATCCAGTAATTGTTGCTGCAGTATCAACCTTAGGTCTAAAATCAATAACATCTCTTAGATTTGTTACACCATAAACAGAAGAATTGAATGTTGGAATCTCATCTGCAGTAACACCTGCTTCGTGAATATAAGAATCAACAACACAGAAGTCTCCAGAAGAATGATCAAAGTAATCAAATGATATTAGAATTTGACCTGTAGGATTATTAAATCCAGGTTTTAGAACAATCCTAGAAACATCATAGAATGTGTCTCTTTGACCATCATCAAATGTATATCTGTTAGTAACATCAGTACCACTAATCAATGTGCCTGAACTATCAATCTGTGGAGGTGCAGTAGTAGAACCTTCGTAAATGTAGTTGAGTTTAATTACATCAGAATATGATACTGTATTAATCTCTGATGCATCTTGATCTTGTCCTCTGATAGGAATGACTTTATCACCAGAAGGAGTAATTACAACTTTCTTATTTCTAATAATAGTTTTTAATCTAGGACGTGCCTTTGTAACTTCTAAAGTTGCTGTTAATTTTAGTTTCGGGAATGTAGATCCACCAGATAGTGAACCAAAGTAAGTAGATGATAAAGTAACTGTTACACTACCTGCAGTTAGACCAGTAGTTGTATCTGTAGAAGCTGCTACAGAAACTGCGTCTGATGGAACATAGACAACATCACCAGTTTCAACAGAGGTTGCATTACCTTTGTCTAACACAGTTAGAAGGAAATGTTCTTCACTGAAAGATACAAACTTTTGAGTACCAAATTCAAGTTGTGCTTTGAATGTAATTTGACCACCTGAAGTAGAAGAATCTAATACAAAATCTTTTCTAGCATAATATTTAAGAGCAGTATCGTCAGTTCCTTTAACAAGAGATTTAATTTGCTTACTACCAGTTGGGAAAATAAGAGAAGACTTAGATACGTTATCTACTTTTGGTCTTACTCTGATAATAGTAGTAGATGCAACGTTTTCTGGAAGTAAAGAATCTAGATAAATTCTAGACTTTTTAACACCCTCAGGTTTAGTTGCTTGCTGTACAACTGCTTTTACTAGATTATTATTTGTATCAGAGAATTGTACAACGTCACCTTGTACTAAAAACTGAGATGCATCTCCTCCAAAACCTGTACATTCAACATAAGAATCACCTTGAGATCCACTGAATGTGAAATCGGTTACGTTAGTAGATGTAATATAAGAAGATTTATTGAACTCAATATCAGAAGTAAATAGATTAGGTGCTTGTGCCCCTGCAGGAGCAACACCAAATCTAGAACTCATTGACTTAACATTTTGTGGTGTATAAGTTAGTACAACATCTTGGAATAGAACTGCTCTAATTACAGCAGCATTACTAGCAGAAAATGTAGTAGATGTAGTTGTAATAGTTACAGCAGGTGGTTGAGCGTATTCAACTGAGACTCCACTCCTATCTTCAATAGAAAGTTTGTAAATACCATTGCTAGGATCTAGATTTGCTTTGATAATTGCTGGATCATATTTAACACCATCTAGAACTGCTGAAGTAAGACCACCATAATTAATACCTCTTGAATCAACAACAAAATGAGATACAGTATTTTCTTTAGCAATTCTTAGAGAGTTACCTGCTTCATCTACAATAGTTTCACCTTGCTGAAATGTACCAGAAAGAGACTTACAGAAAATTTTATTACCAGAAGTCAAATATCCATTAGGAGATCCTTCAATAACAGCATATGCTCCACTTCTAGATCCAGTGATATACTTACCAGTTTCAAATTGTCCTTGAGGAATTGTAGAATCAACAGTAATTCTTGTTAAGAATGTTGGATTAAAATACGACATTTTAAAAGTCGCATTATATGCTGGAGTAGATCCAACTCTACCTTTAGATAAAATTCTGTCTGAGTTAGGATCGAAACCAATACCTCTAGAAGCAAGAGAAATATTCTTTGGTTTTGCTAAACCAATTGTAGGAATGATAGACTCCTGATAACTGATAATATCTCCAAAGAGTCCTGATGAAGTAGAAGATTCTGCCTCACTCTCGGAGAAATATAGTTGTGTTCTTTTGTTACTATTAAATTCACTATACTCTTTTAGTAATTCATCTACAACATCTCTCCTACCAACAACAGTTAGTTCAAGATAATTTCCTGATCCTAAGAAACTATTACCATCAAATTTAGAAAATGCTAGAGATGTTATTTCTGAAACTTCGTTACTCTGAGATGCGATTCTAACCCAAAAAGAATTGAATGTAGTTCCAAGGGTAGAATCGTTAATATCAGCATAAGTTTTACCTGCAGTACCAGAAGTAACACTTATAAGAAGAGTTTTAATTGCTTGATCTGAAGTAAATTCTGATGTTCTTCTAGAACGAGTTTGTTTGTGTGCAGTAGCAGACTCTGTATCATTTGTACCAATAGATCCATCACTAAAAGATTGATTTAAGTATAGTGTTGGATACGCAGTTAAATCTGCATCAAATGAATTTAATGGAATAGTATTGTATGTGTTAGTAAGATAGAAACTAGAAAGGTCTCCATGCTTCAATGTAATGTTATCTCTTTCTAGAGACTCACGAGACTTATTGACAGTCAGATACTGACTCTCTTTATTGAGGATTTCATATCCCTTAATATATGCCTTACCAGATCCAACAGAAAGAATCATTTTTTGTGATGCTTCTGCTTCTGTTAGTCCATTAACTAAACCAGTTTCTTCATCTTGTTTGTAGATACCTTTATTTGAACCAGATTGTACATACTCTCTTACTTCAGTATCAAATGGTTGTACAACATAATCACCAGATTCATCAAATGTTCTTCTTGCTAGAGTCTCTTCAATAATATTATAATCTGCCTGTACAATCTTTCTTTGTACAGATCCATTTTTAACAGAAATTAATTGAATAAAATTACTATCTGTTGATGCATCTAAATCATATTTTGCTAGACCTAGACCAATAGAAAGTCTATGTGCTCCTGGAGCACTGAAGTTAGCAAATCCTCTTGCTTGATCATATAGTGTGGAATCTTCTTCAGGTGTAACTAAATCTTCCGTAATTTTAAAACCAACTTTTGCGGATGGTGTATTAGTATAAGAATCTAAAATTAAAAGTTCTGCGTCATTGCGGACAAAATGTCCGTTTACAAAATAAATACCTTCCTCTACTTTAACAGCAGATGCAAATCCCATTGCAGGACTTGTCTGTGATGTCTCTACGCCCGTATCAGGGTCCTTAGTAGTTACCGAAGTAGGTAAGACACTTCCGTCTGTTCCGACTACTAGAAGCGGCGTATTGACGCCATCTACAACTTCTAGAGTTTCACCTTGACGGAAAGTAGATTCATTACTAGCATTACCACTGCTAGTGTAGTTTACGTAAACTGTATCTGCAGATGTTAAGGTTGCAAAACTTGTAGATACAACAACACCCGTAACACCAGACGTGATGCCCTGTAGCGTCTGACCTACGAGTTGTGAAATATCATATTTTTTATAGACAATAGAGTTCCCTTCTGCTACAGCAACTTCTGTAACAGATGATAACTTAACATAATCAAGTTTGTTATTCAGTCCAACTTCGCCAGGAATTACTAAATCACCCTGTTTAAATTGACGTCTACCAAGAGACTCAATCTGATTTTGCAGAATAGATTGTAGTTGCGTTAATTCTCTAGCTTGGATCGAATATCCAGGACGGAAAAGAACTCTATAAAAGTTCTTCGCCGCATCGTAGTCATCGTAGTATGGGGATACGTTTAAATTCGTCTTTTGGGGCATCGTAAACCAAACCTAACATGGAATTAGAATTCAATTACTAGTTTAATATCCTCAATTTGATCAGACGCCCTAGTAATAAGCCTTCTGTTCTCTATGTATACGAGTTCTCCTGAGTTTGGTTTGATCTCAGGGTATGCTAAACCTGATGCAAAAGTAACTCCGTTGAGTGTTTGACTGTAAGTACCGTCTACTGTAACTGATACACCTGTACTACCATCTGAGATAGGATTAGCACCACCAGCAAAGTCTCTTACAATTCCATTATCAGTGTGTGACTCGTGTGATTGGAAGTAACGGAGAACACCAGCAGTAGCACTCTCTCTTTCCCAAGCAACTACAGTTCCTTTAGCAGTACCACCAGTTACAGTTTGACTGATCTGGTTATCGTTTCCAAAACTACTATCAGTAAGTCCTGTACCAGTTACTCTTACTGCATATGTGCCAGTTAGAGTATTGGAAGTTGCAACTGTTGTAGAACCCCACTGTAGAGGATCTTTAACAAGACCAATTCTACGGAAGTCATTACTTACAGGGAAGTCTCCTTGTCCTTCATTATAAGTTAAGCGGACATTAACCATAATACGTTTAGCATTTAGTTCTTGTGCTAAATCAGCACCGTGTCCACCTTGAGGAGGAATGATAACTTCTACTTCTGCCTTAGCAGATCCAGCAATAGTCTCACTAGTAGCAAGAGTATTGTCCGCAAATAAACCGTAAGCATCTCCACCTGCACCAGTACCAGTACCAGTTACAAGTGCTACACTAGCATAAGTGTATCCAGTTCCTGCGGTTTCTACAGTTGCAGATGTGATAGTACCAGTACCATCAGTCTCAATCTTTGCGACACCACCAGTTCCATCACCTAGGATAGGACCATAAAGTGCAGAAGCACCAGTCTTGTTAGCAGGGAGACCTGTTCCAGCGTCTTTAACAAATATAGTATCAATCGCACCATCAACAACAGCAGTACCAGAGTATGCACCAACAGGCATAAAGTCACTGGATAAGAAATCCATAACCTGCGCAGTAGTCATTGTATAGAGATATTTCCAAACGTAACCGTCAGCAGGACCTGTATATACACCATTAGCATAGTTGTTTGCTGTTGTAGGCATATTCTGTGCAGTGTTAGCACCAGGAGCGAGGTCTTCTTTATTGTATAAACACTTGAATACTTCATAGTTAGTGTTCATTACATACAACTTTGCTTCACCAAGACTATTTTTATTATTAGTAGTCTGTTTAGCAGTACCACCAGTAGAAGGTGCAGCACTGTAATCTGGTTTGTACATATCGAACGTTGGGTTCAATGCTGTATTCCAGTTCAAACGAGGTATAACAGAAATTACATTAGATGATTCAACTCTTTTAGCAGCAATAATCTCTTTATAAATTCTAAACTTTTCTTCTTGGTTATCTAAAGGAGCAGGAGCACTGTTCTCGTCGGCTTTACGATATACTCCGCATAGTGCTTCAGCACCAGTATCAGATCCAGATCCATATCCCTTCAAAACATTTCCTGGTGTCGGATTAGCAGAAATAGGGTTAGGTGCAGAAACTAGTACATAACTTGGAAACACTTTCTCAATCGTAGCTTTGAAAGTAGTGGATCCGTATGCAGTTGCGCCACTTGCTCCTGCGTCGTAAATCTCATTACCTACTACTAGTGCTGTGCCGTTTCCCGAGTAATATTCGAGAATACCATACCACGCATCAGAGCGTCCCACGAAGAAGTACATCCTCGTTCTTTCGGTTGATGTATCGCTGGGTCCCTCAGTTAGAGACTCCAAAAATTGTTGTGCGTTGAAAATGCGAAACTTTTCAGAAATGATTGCCGACATAATTGTACTAGAATTGCTACGAAAGGATTGGATCCAAGATATTTATATTTATACAAGTCTGATTACACTACTTGCGGTAACTGTTCCACCTGTTGTAGGTTGAGTTGTATTACTGCTAGTGTAATCAATAACGAAACGATCAGACAGTTTGGAACTATACTCCAATTGATATAGACCTACCTGAATGATACCAGATGCAGGGAAACCACTAGTGGCTGCAAAGACATTGGGATCTGCTGCTGTATAATCAACATCCAAGACTGATGCATTATAAACGTTTGCGGCAGCTACGCTTCCCATGCTAATTGCAGGGGGAGTAAACGTTGGAAGATGTACAGTGGTCGCGGAACTTGTGGAAATTCCTTGAGTCAAAGTAATCTGTTTGATGTTATTTAACAACGTCACACTACCAGTTGCTACAGTAGAAGTCTGTGGAGGTCTCTGAGTAGTCAGAGTCACAGCATGAGTTGTTGTTACAGCAGATGCATCTCTATGTAGAGACTTTGTAAGTAAAACCTCACGGAGTGAATTATAAGGACTTGATAATACTTCAGTCTGTTCAATTTTCTCATGCTTAAGTTCATCTAATACAACAGCAGAGGAAGCAAATGTTGC